TTTATAAAAAAGCCACTAAAACCCTAAAAAGCCACTAAAAAGCCACTAAAAAGCCACTAAAAAGCCACTAAAAAATCTATTTTCTTAATCTTCAGAAAAGAAATTATATTCAGGGTCATCATTATATAACATCATTGTAAATAAAAACTCACAATAGTCTTCATAATTATCATTAGTTAAAACATCTAATATTCTATCATCATTAAGAAGATCCCAAAAGAACATCTTTAATTGTTCTATTTCATTTAGAAGTCTATCGTCATCCTTATTTATCTTAGAATTTAAGTAATCATCATTTAGAATAATTATGTGTAACTTCAAGCTTTCTAAATTTCTAATCAGTTTCACATTTCTAAGTACCTTTTTAATATCCATTGTATGTAATTCATTTTCTCTATATATTATTATATGATAATGGGTTTCTAATACCATTAATAAGCATTTTAAGCCCATCTAAGCAATCTTATACTCTAATCTATACTAGGTATCCATATGACCTATAATAACCGTAATATGATAATAAAGATATATTATCATAATCTTGTATATTATTACAATTTATAACATAGGGGCGAAGATAATATTACTATATAATTACAGATTGATTAAGTGTGCTAATTTATATTAATCTAAGCTGTTTTTTTAAAAAATCCAAGAAATCCATAGTCAGATTTCTTGGTTTTTTTTTGTCTTTTTTTTAAATAATATACCCAAAACGCCTTTTCTAGTTTTAAGCCTTTATATATACTTATAAGATAACAAAAAACAAATAATAAGAGCTATGAGAATTTTAACACAAGAAGAAACAATTGAATTACTAATCCAACTTAAACACGAAAGAGAAATGGAAGAGATTAGAGTATTGAGAAAATATATATCTAATCAAACAAAAGAAATTCAAGAACTACTTACCAATCAAGAATATTTAGACATCTATATTTAAACAATAGCTTTAAGTAGAACCTTATAACACACTAATAATCAAAGAGTTATATGTTATATACTGAACATATAAAACTCAATATAAAAATATACAATTATGTAATGAAAACTTTCAATGAGAATATACAAACAGAATTAGAAACGATAAGAGAATTTAATAATAAGACGGGTAAAAATGTTAAGATGCGGAAGTTAGAGAATAATGGTTATTCATCTTATGATTTCACTTATTCTTTAAATAATAAAACTATTTTCTATACTGAAGTAAAAACAAGGAGATGTAGTAGTACTTTATATAGGGATACTATATTAGAAGTTATGAAGGTGGATAAGATTAATAGTATCATTAAGGAGCATCAAAAATTAAACAATGATTATATATTGAAAGCAGGATTACTAGTTAAATTTACAGACTGTATGATGTTCTTTGATATTAATGAGTTAGAAGAAATAATAAGTGAGAAGTTATGTCCTAAGACTAGTTCATCGGATGGGCGAAATGATATGGTTTATAAGAAGATGTATCATTATAATATATCAGATGGGAAGAGGGTATAAAAAAAGTCATTATTCTATTTATATATATACTTCTATAAAAAGAAAGAGAGATATATGAATAGAATATTTGAATTTTTAACTGAGAATAAGGATATGTTTATGAATAAGTTCATTTATAAGATGATTGATAGTAGGGCTAATGCTGAAGATTTCTATCACGATCTATATGTTCTAATGGCTGACAAGGATGAATCTAAGATGCTTGGTATATTAGACAGGGGAGAAATGGAAGCCTATATGTATATTATAATAAGGAATAATTTACAGAGTAAAAGCAGTAGATATTATTATACATATAGGAAACCCAATTTTAAAATGAATACTTATGTTCAAGATTTTGATGTAAGAGAGAGTTATGATAATATTGGTAAAGTAGAATTATTAGATTTATTAGATTCATCTTTTATTAAATTATCAAAAGACATTGATAAATATTGGAAGAGAGAGATTAAGAAGAAGCCTAAACTATTTTATGATAAGGTAGTTTTTGATTTATATTATAATGATTCAGAAAAGAAAACGAGCTTTAGAAAATTAGGAGAGAAATTAGACATCCCATCAACAAGTATATTCAATACAGTAACAGCTTCAAGGAATAAAATACTATCAATATTCAAAGAAGATATTAAAAACATAAAAGATAATCTTATATATTACCATACGGAATTTGATGATAGTTATTCTTATGGACAATCACACAAATTAAAATTTATAACAAATGATGATTATTAGCATATTAGGAGTAGCTTGGTTATTGACACACTATGGTCAATTTATAGATATATTCAACGATATATTAAAAAAGCCAAAAAGAATTATATTAATTCCAAAGAAAATTTTAAGTTGTTTTATGTGTAGTTCTTTTTGGGTAGCAGTTATTGTAACAAGTGGTAATATTCCATTAGCAGGATTCATATCCATAATTGCTTTTATAATAGATAAGTATTTAATATCAACACCTATAAAAATAGATTAATAATTATGACAGAAGAAGAAATTAGAAATGAATTAGAAGAGGTTGTCAAATGGCATACTGTAAGCGGAGATAGAACACTTCGTCTATATGCTATTTATAAGCTTGTTACAGGAGATACTAATAAATATTGTGGAGTATGTCCTGCTGTAATAATTGGAGTCGCTACAAGATTAAAAAAATATTATAAAGATAATTATGGAGAGAAAAAGTAAATTAAAAAGATTTGGTAATGTTATTCTTTTTGTGATCATTACACCTATTATAATTCCATTTGTTTTACCTTATTTATTTGTAAAACATATTATAAAAATAAGCACAGGAAAATGAAACCATTAGACACATCTTTATTAAAGGGTGGATTACAGAGAAGATCTCAAAAGATTAGATATGATAAATTCGTATCTAAATTTTTGGAATGTAATAGTGCGATAGATGCCTATTTATTTATATCTCCTAATGTTTTGAGAAAGAGTGCTATAGAACAATCATCTTTATTATTTAAACATCCTTATATTAAAAGTGAAATTAAAAGAAGGAATGATAAGATGTCAGAAAAAATGGACAAGAAGCGAGTTATGAACACAGAGAAACTATTACAAGAATTAGAATTGATATTATCCAAATGTAAAGGAGAAGGAGAACACGCATTATCTCTTAAAAGTTTAGATCAAATTGCTAAAGTGATTGGAAGTTATGCGCCAATTAAAACAGATAACAAACACGAAGGTGTTACAATCAATTATATATTACCACAAGATGAAGATGATATAGAAGATGATATAGAAAAATAATAATAGTTAATTCCAATGACGATTAATTTCACACCTACATTAAAACAACACGAAGTCTTCAAGCTATTTGATGATAAAGAATCTACTGAGATATTATTCGGTGGAGGAGTTGGGTCTGCTAAGACATATTTAATGTGCGCTCTATTAACTATTAAGTGTCTTCAATATCCTAATATAGTTGTTGGTCTAGGTAGAAATGTATTAAAGGTTTTAAAGAAGACTACATTAGAAACATTATTATTTAAAGTATTCCCATCTTTTGGGATAATGGCTGATAGAGATTATAAATACAATCCAACATTAGGTGTATTAACTTTCAATAATGGTAGTAAAGTATATCTAATGGAACTAGCTTTCCTTCCGAGTGATCCCGATTATTTGAGATTTAGTGGATTGGAATTTACATTTGTTATAATAGATGAAGCTAATGAAACAAACGCAAGAGCAAAGGAAATTATACAATCTAGAATTGGGAGAGGTAGAAATAAAGAATATGGAATCAAACCAATGCTATTGATGACCTGTAACCCTGGTAGAAATTTCCTTTATGAAGACTTCTATGTAGCTGATAAAGAGGGAACTATGCCTTATTATAGAAAGTTCGTTAGTGCTAATGCTTTTGACAATCCCCATTTAGATCAAGCTTATATTGATAATCTTAAAAGGACTATGAGTTCAACAGAGGTTAGTAGGTTGCTATATGGAAATTGGGAAGTTACTGATGATGTAAATGGATTAGTTTCATCTGATGATGTATTACAAATGTATGATCTGTCAATCAATCACAATACAGATAGAGTAAGATACATTTCAACTGATATTGCTTTTAAACAGGATGGGTGTATATTATTTGTATGGGAAGGAAATGATGTGATTGATATAATTAAAGTAGGAAAAGATGAAATTGTATTGGATAAGATTAAGGATACTGCTATTAAATATAATGTTCAGACAAGACATATTGCTTATGATAGCGATGGCGTTGGACAATTTATTAAACAATATTTAAGAACAGCAAAGGCGATTGTGAATAATGGGAGACCTATGAAGGGTGAGAATTATATAAATCTAAAGGCTCAATTATATTATAAGCTAGGAGAAATGATTAGAGATGGGAACATTAAAATAAAGACACCTAATTATAAGAAGGAATTGGAATCTGAATTATTATGTATTAAGCGTAAGGATAGAACAAACACATCAGCTAAAATGGAGATCAACAGTAAAGACGATCAAAAGAAGATAATAGGACACTCCCCAGATTATAGTGATGCTATGATGTTCAAAATGATATTCCAATATACTACTAGGAATCCTACTCGTATGCTATAAACAATTAAGATTATATATATATAATCATATGAGTGATAAAAAGGAGATAATAATAC